TACTGTCGTTCCCACTGCTGCTTGTTGATTCCCGTCACCTACTTGAAGGTCAGCTATCGAAGCAAATCTTTGCCCGGCTGAAACAACGACACCCATAAGCTGTAACAAAGTTTGTGAAGGCTCTTTGAATGGTAATGCCATAAAGGCATCTTTAATGTTTCCACCTGGAGCATCCACATCTCTAAATTCACCTGGAGTAATAGATTGCGCGTCATCCCTAATTCGAATGCCGCGCATCTTAAATCCTGCTGGCAAATTGGAGAGGGTACCAGCATCTAGTAAAGATCTTAATGCAGCTGTGGCTGTTCTTGATAATCCACCAATCATGTGAATTAAACCAAAACCATAAAAACCTAAACCAGGTAAAAATTTAAAATGTACAAAATAAGAAATTTTCTTTTTTAATGGATCATTAATTTCGTAGTTTCTTCTAATAGATAAAACTTCACGTGATGCTTCTTCAAGAGTTACAATATAAGGTAACTTAATTCCAGTAGGTTGACCATCTTGTCCTCGGTCCTCGAATCCTTCTAAATCTAAATCGACATGAAATTCTAAAATATTGTAAATATCTTCATTCTGTGTTTTTTGTATTCCTTCTAACTCTCTTTCTTTTCTCTCCAAATCAGACTCTGTATCTGCAGGAGATCCAAGGTCCACGTCTCTGTAAAAACCATTCACTTGTTGTTTTCTTAAATCATTCTCTTTGGTTTTGATCACATGGATCACGGCCGTTGCATCTTCTAAAGATGTTGCAGAATAAGGTACAACCAAATCTTCCGCAGGTACAAATTTAGAAACTGCTCTGCCTAAAAGATCATCATAGTAAACTTTCTTAAAGGCAGATCCAGCAAGAGGTAGATAAAATAACAATTGATCGAATTCAGGTTCGTATTCCTTCATCTGATCCATCAATTGGTAATTCATAAAATCTTTAACTCTTTTAGATTGCATTTCTTTTTCAGGAGTAGGTGCTCCCATAATTTGAGTTCTGATAGGTCCATCAGCTGGTAATAATTCTTTGTAAGCTAACGCTTGAAACTGTGTGACTGCTTCAGCTAGAACTGGGTGAGTTGCACCTGCAGCTCCATTGAAAGGTTCTGTTCTATCTTCATATTTAAATCCTAATAGATCTAATCCAGTTATGTAACTGTGTTCCCATTCTTTACGAGACTCTTTGTAGTCCATGTAGTTTTGATTTAATTCTGAACCTAGAGGACCTAATATTTCCTCTGGTAATAACTCGGCTAGATTGTCAAAGTGGTTTTCACTTTGTGCTTGGTTAAATGCTCCAGGTTCAAAATCAATCTCTACACCGCCATCTTCAGTGGGAGTAATTTCTGCGTCACCAGCGTTTGGTAATGATTCGTTAATTTCTTCTTGAACCTCAACTTGCTCTTCGGGCCCTGCTATCTCAACCTTTTTTCGTATTTCGGTTAAAGCTTTGTCTATGTCTGCCATTTATTTTCTCCAATTTATCTTGTTTATATGCTTTTGATTCATTAATCAAGCCTTGTGGGTTAGGCCCACTAAGGGGAGGTATTTGATCCCTTTTCACATAAGGCATGTTTTTAGTAAGGGTTGGATTTTTATACTTACTAGGGTGTTTAAATACGAAAGTCATTACCAGTAAAATTTCTTTTTTCTTTTGGGTTGCTGCTCTTCTCGATAATCTTCAGGGTGATCTATAAATCCGCCTTGTCTGTATCTTAACAGAGCCTGTGTTGTACTGTCAACTAAATCGTCATGATCACCATATGGAAACGCTGCACACTCTTCAACAAGCTCTTGCGCAAACTCTTGATCGAGAGGTGCCCAAATTTGTCCGGCTTCAAACAATGGAGATACTGCATTGACTCTTGCAACTTTATCTTGACCTTTACTTGGTGTAAAATTCATTGCAGGAATTCCCATCTGTCTAAGTTCATACATCAAAGGTAGTCCGGATGCTTTTGCTTCAATAATGACTGTTTCAGGATTCCAATATTTATATTGCTCTAAAGCAACACGACGAAGTTCTGGAAACTCTAAACGTTCCTTATAAGAATCTAATAATATTAATTGACGAGGCGAGTCTTCGTTTGGACGAAAAACTCCCCAGGTAGTAATAGCAGAGTAATCTGCTGTTTCTTTTTTAAGATATGCTGTATCATAACTTTGAATGGTATGTTCAATGTGAGGCATATGTTTAGACTCCCAATTTTTCCACCACTCCCTTTTAATGAGAGCTCCTTCTTCTGAAGTTGGGTTCTGCATATATTGCGCGTTCCACTTTGCAACACCAGCGGATGCCTTAACAGATTCGAGGTCCTCGAGCTTCCAATATTCAGGCCAGACTGGTTCTCCACTTGGAAGGATTGCAGGGAACTCTACGACTTCCCATTGATCCGCGTTCTCGTTTTTTTGTGCATTCAATAATCTTTGTGTTAAATCTTTTGTAGACCATCTTGTCATAACCACAACAATACGACCTCCTGGTTGAAGACGCTGCCTTGGTCCTGAAGTATACCACTCCCATGCATTATCAAATGCCGAAGGTGAGTTTACATCTTGCTCTGAATGGGGATCATCGATGATGAGTAGATCAGCACCCCTACCGGTTACCGCACCTTGGACACCGACTGCAAAGTATTCACCACCATCGGAGGTATTCCAACGTCCTGCAGCTTTACTATCTTCCTGGAGTCTTGTATTAAAAATTTGTTGATACTCTTCTGAGTCAATTAAATGTTTTGCTTTACGTCCAAAGTTTATAGCAAGCTCCGCTGTGTGAGTTGCCTGAATAATTTTTAATTTAGGATTCTGCCCGATCATAAAAGCAGGGAGAAAGAACGACGCGAATTCAGATTTAGTATGCCTAGGTGGCATGTTTATAATTAGACGGGTCAATTCTCCAGAAGCCAATCTATTAAATTTATCTGCTATGGTTTGATGATGGGACCCCTCTATAAAATCTGGCCACATCTTTTTTACAAAAGATAAAAAATTAGTCTTAACTTGTTTAAGTTCTTTTCTTTGATGTCGTTGTATAATCTGTATCTTGAGCTTTCTTCGCTCAATAGGATCTTCTATTTTATTAATATCTTCAACAGTTAGCATACATTTAAATATGGGTGGTAAAGTATTATACATGATTAACAATGCAAATCAAACTATATAGGGTAGGTCTGGGACCCCTATAATTTTAGGGGGTATTCGCGTAAACATAAAAAGTTCGAATTCTGATATAGTTCCTTTAGGGTCCCCTTTTAGGGTGGGTCCCGCCCACATGCTCTTCTCTATGAGCTATGCAGTTCTTGCATAGGATAATGTAGGATAGGCCATGCAAATACTGCATGGCCATTCTTCCTTAACGAAGCTAGTTGTTTATCTTATTCAAGATATTCCTTTCAATACTATTTAATTGATTAACCATAAATCTATGTCTAGTGTTTTTGTTTACTAGACCTCGGTTCGTGATTACTATTTTTAAACCCAAATGATTTTTGAATAGTTGTCGAAGAGCAGCGTCACTTGGATCGTGTCTAAAGTAAGCCTTGCCCCAAACGAAATCTAAAAACCTAGTTCTGAAAATAATTTCCTCGACAGTTTTTTCTGTGATTTCATTTACTCCGATTGCCATCATCAACCAACCTAGAGTGTCCGCTTGTTTTCTTTCATCATCTTTGAAAGTCTCTTGGTTGTACTTGTTCATCGCGTTGTAGTGTACTTCTAACATCGTATTCCTTTCGTTAAGTTAATAAATCCATTATGCATATCTATCCTATAATGTCCACTATGTATGTGTCCATTTTGGGTCAGCCTTTTTTCTTTTTTTAGGGTGGGCCCCGCCCACATGCTCTTATCTATTTTTTTTGTGACGGGTTAAACTTGCTATAAATATTGTATTTAACCTTTAACTCAAGAACGCGCCACGTTTGGTTATTTATTTATCAAATTTAAACTCCATTTGTTTTTGTTTAACTAACTCATCAACACGATCACAGGCTCGTTGTAATCTAATTTGTCTATTTTGCTCATCAACAAATTTATCGGTCTCACGCATTAACCATAACCCAACACCGATAATTACAAACAACCCAAGTGCAAATAATATTTCCATATTATTTACTCGGTAATGCTAACAGTGAATTAGGTAAATCTAATTGTATGTTAGCTGTTGCCATTTCTTTTTGCAACTCAACCAACGTTGGTTGAATGTGGCTACCTGTATAAAGTATATTCAAACACTTTTTCTTTTTATTCTCTAGTGCATGATACAATTTATGTTGCGCTCTAGCGTGGACTTCTGCTTCTTCATAACAAGCCTTTTTAATTTTCTTTGTTATGTATTCAACAGGATCAGCGTCATCTTTGACTTGAATATCAATATGATTCATATCCCATTTATTACGCTTTTTGGTATTATTAAAAATCTCGGATATCTGATCCGCGATTTTTTGAGCTTGATAGCGTAAATCGTTTTCCATAGAGTATTTTTTCTGTTGGAAATCTCTTAACGCTTTCTCTTTTTTTGCCATGTCTTTAATTAAACTAGGCAAGTTCTTATGTATTACACTCGCGAACTTATCCCCAACTTCCTCAACTTTATCTTGAGCCTGTTGTGATATTTCACGCTCTACTCTATTTGACGCAAGACTAAACTCATCTCTTACAAAGTCTTTGTAATGGTCAACGTGGTCTTTTCTTAGTGGTTGCATAACTGTATTCCTTTCATTAGTTAGTTATAAATATTCTTATAGGTTATTATAGGATATACGTCAACCCCTAAAAAACATTTATTTTTATTTTTTTTATATGGGTGGGCCCCGCCCACATGCTCTTCTCTGGGTGCGACAATATTGTCCTTTAATAAATAGGATATTCTGATAAGGTCTTTTTACGTTATTTATGTAGAAGTCACGTGAAATAAATAATGAGATCCAGGGGTCACCGTGAAAATTCTCCTGGATTGCTTTCGCCCTTTTGGTCACTACGGCGATATAAACTCAAGTGATCATGGGACTTGCACCAGAAAAAGCAAGTACGGATTTTACCCGTGGGAATAGACGCATTAGTTCGTCTCAATGCATGGGTACTGATCCCGAACTAGGTCGGCCAGATCCAACGGTAGGCGCTAGTGCACAGAGTATTTGCTAGAGGCAAATGACCTGGTTCGGGATCAGTGAGATTGTTATGGCTAGCCCCCTAACGGGTCTCGTTCCACTGATCCCCATTGATCTGGCTGGGTAACGCCAGATTGGATTTTTGGCCCATTTGGTGGCTGGTAAGACGCAATGAGCGACCAGCTACCGATCCCTGATCCCACTAGTCAGGCCTTAACAAGAGTGAACTGTGGGATCTGGGATCGGAATACCGATGGAGCAATGCGCTCGGACGTGGAACCTGTTGTTAATTCTACCGTTAAAATGTCGAGGAATGGGTAGGTACTCGAGGCAACAGGCTAAGTCTTTTTTTTAAGTTTTTATTTTTTAGGGTGGGTCCCGCCCACAAGCACTAACCACAGGCTACAAGCTCAAAGGGTGGGTCCCGCCCACAAGCTCTTCTCTGTAATATATGCCACCATCCCCAGCCGCCGTCCAAGTGTAAAGGATATTGTAGGATATGTCAAGAAGTTTATTTATTTTTATTTTGGCCGCTGGCCTTGCATCTTATGCCATAATATCCTATATTAAATAAACTAATGAAAGGAATACAAAATGAATACTAAAAAAGCGTGGGATCTAGTCGGAGGCCTTAGCAAGCCCGGCAAGATGCCCGGATGGGCAATTGGAATTCCTGCTGCCGAGTGTAACACGGGCAGCAAGTTGAGATTAATTCCAAATTCAGTTTGCAGTACCTGCTACGCCTTAAAAGGCTGCTATGTTTTCAAGGTTGTTCAAGATGCTCAGTATAGGAGGCTGAAGGCTTTGAAGAAAAAGCTTTGGGTTTTCGCAATGGTGACCCTGATCAACTCTAAAAAATCGGATGTTTTTAGATGGCACGACTCAGGCGATGTTCAAGATCTAGAACACCTTCGAAAAATTTTTGAAGTTTGTAGACAGACGCCGACTAAACGCCATTGGATGCCGACTAAAGAAGCCTGGATAAAGCCGTACCTGAAGGACAAGCCCGCAAATTTGGTTGTTAGATTATCATCTTCGATGATCAATCAACCTGGTATTAAGAGCTGGCCGAACACTTCAACGGTAGTTACAAAAAAACCCAGCTGCCCGGCACCTAAGCAGGGCGGAAAATGTTTAGATTGTAGAAAATGCTGGAACCCAAAAATTAAAAATATTAGTTATGGCAAGCATTAGATCTAAACATAATAATCTATTAAATTATTTCATTTGCAATCATAAGGACCTATCGAAGGCCTACGTCCGCAAGTGTGAAAAATTCCTAAAAGCCCATTGTAATGTCCGTTTGAAACAAGAGCGGCTAGTCAAGGGTAAGGAACAGAGGGCTGGTAGTATTCCACCAGCCCTCAAGCAACAT